TTACTCGCTCGCCATTTCGCCTTCGTGGCTTTCCGGCTCAGGCTCGCTCTGAACTTCCTCAACCGGCGGCATTTCCAAACGCAGATCGATCCAGCGCCCTTCAGGAATATCCATTGGCTCCCCAGCAACGACTGCTGCGGTATCAATATCAAAGCGGCGTTTGCTGACCTTGACCGTGATCGTGCCGTCCTCGGCCGCTTCGGTAGCCACAAAGCACAGGCGGTTACCGTTGACGTCCTGCGGCACTTCAATATTCCAGCCTTCCAGCGCGAAACCTAGCGAACCCGTCACTTTGTATACGCCAACAGAGACTCGCTCGGCAGTAACGCCCGCAGCTTCGCCATTCACCGCCGCCAGCCCGGACAGGGTAAAGCCATCCAGGTATTCGTCTGGCATTTTGTCTAGATTGCTGGAGAGACGTGCTATGGGTGAGGCTTTCTTAATGAAACCATTTGAATCAACCGTAGTATTGCCACTATGCCACGCGGAAACAAAGTCTAATGTTCCATTGGAACGTGTCCAACCGGCATATAGTTTTATTGCCCCTGGTGTAGCTCCATGAGATGTATATATATGCCCCGAGTAAGACCCAGAAATAGAAGCCGTCATCCCAACCATTGCGGAACCACCGGTTGGTGCACCATTTTGGCTTTCAATAGCACGATGTATACCCGCAGGAGAGGAGTTTTTAGTAAAATCAAAAACCTCAGCGCTATTTGTAACACCTAATCCGAAATCTCCAACCTTCACGACAGGTGTTGAACCAATATACATATTATTTAATACATATGCTGTTCCTTGTCGTGCATTAACATAGAACACTGGCTTGCCTTGCTCTACCCCTTCCCCTAAAGATGAACCAATTGTAGGAACTACAGAAAAACCGTACCAAGTCCCTATACTATAATTGTTTGGAGCATTAAAGCTTGCTGTGTCGGCTCCACGAAATGCCATTGGCGCACTATTGTTACCGACAATATCAGCAACCTCTTGAGGAGTTGCCATTGCAGTTGATATAACATGGCCCTTTGGCACCGAAATTAAACCATCTGTGCGGCAAGCCATCGTGTAAGCTGTACCATTCCAGCGGATATTCATGGCTCCAGTATCGGTCTGGGCATAAACAGCACCTTTCTCTACACCTGAAACATCTCTAAATCTTAATAAGAGATTAGAGGTTGTCACACCAGACTGCATAGATTGGTCACCGACAGAAGCCAAACCACCAATCACTGATAAATATCCAGACCAGCTTAACTTACCAACAAGATTTATAGCAGAGCCATCGGTACTCCAAAAATTCCATCCCCCTTGATACCCTCCCTTATGAGTAATGAAGTCTGTCGCACCAGTGAGGCCATCATCCGTTGATGTCTTCCTGTTCCAGGATACCCACGCTCCCTGAGAGGCCGGTATAAAACCTGCTGAACCAGATGCTGTCGATAATCGAACAGGCTTTGCAAGAAGCACCGTACTAGAAATGCTCTGATCTAAAGTGGATGTTCTTGATAGATAATCCGCCTGAACCTTCGCCAACGTAGGAACGGTTAGCTTTGTACCATCGTCCTTGGTAAAGGTCATATCCCCGGAACCAGTAAACCAGCTCACCGTATCATTGCGGCTGCCTTGGAAGAAGGTCAGCATCGCCGCAAAGCGAGCGGAGAACTGGCTGATATCACCTTCATAAGTGGTGATAATCGCATAGCTCTGCCCGCTGGCAGTTGAGCCTGCATAGTTGCTGTTAAGGGTCAGTGAAGTGTTGCTATTCACCTGTTTAACTTCATACAGCTTATTGTCCGGTGCCAGTAAAATCATACCTGGCATCACGCCAAACTTGGCATCGGCCCACGCGGTGCCTATACCCGTTACGGCGGCGTTATTAGCAGTTAAATTGATAGTGCCTGTTTTATACCACATAGATATTTACTCCAAATAAAAAACGTTAATGCCGAATTAGGATTGAGGATAAAATCACTTTAGATTACGCAAAGTTGTTTACTTGTAATTTAACTGAAAACATGAATATAGCTCACATAAAATAAATAAAAAATAATCATATATTCAATGAGTTAATTAATTTTTTGGCATAAATTGATAAAGGCATATCTACTCTGGGTTATCTTAACTAGCCGCCTATTGAGCTGGAACTGACCACGGCTAAAATACTGGCTCAGGTACATCAACTGTTGGCATTTCAACGCGTAGATCAATAAAGCGCCCATCAGGAATATCAATCGGAGTGCCGTCTGGCATTTCAACAAAGATCGGCTGCATTTTATTATCGATCTCCCCGCTATCCATAGCCTCGATGTTACGCGCTGAATATGGACCAGTGTCATAAGTGCGGTGATATGTGCGGATCTCGATATCGCCATCCGATAAAACCTTTGACTCTACCCATACTAATGGGCGCTTATTGTCATCGACCGGGATTTCGATGCCGTTTCCAGCGCCGCCCCAAACCCCATCAGCATTAAAGCCACGAACGCTGGACACACGGTAAACCCCCTGACTAACACGCTCAGTAGTTACCCCCAGACTTTCATCATTCAATTCGCTGACACCATCACCAAACAGTTTCACAATTGGGGATGCGGCTTTGATAAAACCGTTGGAGTCCACGGTTGTGTTAAAACCACTCAGCGCTTTCGTTTCGGTAACGAAAGTTAGACCGGATGGCATTGCTGTTTGCCAAGATGACTCACTGTTATAGGTTATTCCGGCAAGAATTGCTGTGCCACTAACGTTCCCTAATATTTGAATACTGGGAACGTTATAACCTGGGCCTTTCATCCATAACTCCCACTTACCGGTGGTCGAATTGTATAATGTCCCGAAGACAAGGTTGACGTTTTCAACATAATTTAAGCCAAAAGATAGGACTTGCACCCCTCTAGGGGTTAACGCTGTACTAGAGGCTCCTCTAGTTGAGAAATAAACAAGTTTATGATCAATTCCAGGTGTACCGTAGCCTTGACCATTTGATACTGAGAATAATATCCCACTAGCCCCGGTGGCTGTTGGGCCATACTCTGCTAACTTCACATAACCGGCTGTACCGCCCCATGACTTCATAGTTGGCGCGATAACCTGAGCCATGGAGTTATCCATTGCTATTTTCAACCAACCTTGCCAGTTCCCATTTCTAAGTGTATTTTTATATAGTCCTTCTTGTATACTTCCTTTATCAGCCAGAGCCGATGCTAATAAAAACCCGTACCCCCCACTCGAAGTTGCCGTCATCGACCAGTCTAAATAATAAGCCACATCATCTCTCGGCATATCGGCAGAACCACTGTTCACCGCATACTTACCTGTCGGTTTTGTCTTTATTACCTCCATCACCGTTGCTGGATTTAACAATGGAGTTACTCCACCTATCCCAAACTCCCCTGCACTTACAGGATTAGGTAAACTACCTTCGGTCCAAACCTTGATAATTTCACGTTCTAAGATAATAGCAGGGTCAGTAACTATCGTGTTATCCCACACCCAATTATTAATAATATGGTAAACAGATGTAGCACTAATTGACGCTGATATTCCGCTGATAAATGGGTTATATTTTAGATAAAGTTCAAATGTGTTACCTGATGTCTCTATCAATCCAAGATCACTAATTAATTGTGTTGACGTCACAGAACCAGGACTATTAGTTACATATGCGCTTACCGAGGCTCGCCCCAAGGCATTAACCGTTGCCACCGAACCGTTTCCCGTTCTAATTACAATTTGTGTTAATCCGTTAGCATTGGGATGCCCGTTGTACGATGCCATACCACCAATTGTAATGACAATTGTTTGCCCTCCTTGCCCCATGTTAGTTACTCTCCCTACCTTTCTCCAAACTGCATTTGAAACTGCTGTTGTAGGAGAGTAGTTCAGCAAGTTAACCTGGTTTTTTGTATAATTATTAGCCAGCCCAGCGGTTATTGTTGCTGCGTTATCAGCCTGCATTTTTGCCAACGTCGGCACAGTCAACTTTGTACCATCGTCCTTGGTAAAGGTCATATCCCCGGAACCAGTAAACCAGCTCACCGTATCATTGCGGCTGCCTTGGAAGAAGGTCAGCATCGCCGCAAAGCGAGCGGAGAACTGGCTGATATCACCTTCATAAGTGGTGATAATCGCATAGCTCTGCCCGCTGGCAGTTGAGCCTGCATAGTTGCTGTTAAGGGTCAGTGAAGTGTTGCTATTCACCTGTTTAACTTCATACAGCTTATTGTCCGGTGCCAGTAAAATCATACCTGGCATCACGCCAAACTTGGCATCGGCCCACGCGGTGCCAGTGCCGGTTACGGTGGCGTTATTAGCGATTAAATTGATCGTGCCTGTTTTGTACCACATAGATATTTACTCCAAATAAAAAGTTCCGCAGTGCGGGAGGATGTTTACTTATCTCGGACCACTTGTAGCGATTATTCTCCCAGCTTTATAAACTTGAATCTTTGGCGAAGCATAAACAGCTGAATTACCGCTCCCACTAAGGATCGGCGTGCTTATTGTTACAGTACCGTCTCTGGACTCACCAATTCTCATTATTAATTTATGCTGTTGCCCCCTGCCAATCTTTGGTAACCTTACGTCAGCAATCAAATGAGTCATAGGCCCATTCTCACCACGATTCCCCGTATCTTTAAAAGCGAGGAGCGTATCTGCATATCCAGGACTGACAAGAACAAGTGAGAAATATTGACGGTTATAGCTCATTGCATATACCGTCACATTAGTGTCCATTACTCTATCGAAGTTTTCACCAATAATACTCCATAAAATATGGTCTCCAGACTGACCCGACCAACTAAAACCAGATGAAAAAGGAGTTACTGGAGTCACATAAATACCTCCAGACTGAGTGTTGTATATATCACCAGTTATATTACTCGCATCCAGCGTTCCCTTTATAGTACAGGATTCATTAATGGTGACATTATTCAAAACACCACTATCGGCATATATCGCACCATTAAAATGACCACTACTCGCCTCAACATGCCCACGAATATTTACACTATTAAATACCGCACCACCTGTTTTACTTATTACCCAGCCTGTTTTATTATCCCAATTGTAATCATCTGAAGAAATATAATTACCAATCTTCGCATTAGTAATTGCCCCATCAGCAATAAACGCCGAGTTAATAAACGTCTGACCATTTTGGATGGCGAATGGTACAGAAACCTTGGATGTAGAACTATCAAGGAAAGCAAATCTATTAGCATCAAATAAAATTTGCCTCTCAACGGTTCCATCCGTGCGCGTTTCAACCCCAATCGCCATCCCTGCACTATGATACTGACCTTTATAATTCACGCCTGTTTTAATAGAAAACGTCGCTTTACCAATCCCAGCCATATCGAAAACTGTTTGCCCACGCTTTTCAATCTCTGCTGTATTTCCCCCTACCGAGGTAGATAAGTTGGTAATTTGCTGTGAAGTTGATTTCTGGTTATCGGTCACAGTTTTCGACAGAGAGGTAATCGCCGAAGTATTGTCACCGGTAGCGGATTGCAAAGCACCAATTTGCTGAGCCGTCACGCTATTGCTATCGGTTAACGTTTGGCTCAGGGCGGTAACCGAGGCCTCATTCGCCCCTGTTCGGCTGGTCAGATCGTTAATCAGCTTGGCCTGGGCGCTGTCCGTACCCACCAGCACCTGCAGTTGCTGATTGAGTTGGGCATTGTTGTCCCCCACGGTGCCTGCCAGTGCCGTCACCTGCTGGGATAACGCCTTGTCGGCTTCTGCTCGCACCGTCTGTTCCGCCATCAAGCGCGCATCGACATCTCCAAAGCTTGCGCGTAATTCGGTGATCTGCTGCGCCTGGGCGCGCTGATCGTCCGCCATTACGTTCTGCTGGGTCTTGATCGATGCGGTGACCACGTCATTGCTGATAACGTCTTCCGCCTGCTTTAACGACTGCTCGATATCCGCCTTGGCGATGGCCTCAAGCGAGCTGCTGAGCATGGCCTGCGAACCCGCCGAATCGCTTTGTGCCTGCTTCAGCTCGCCGATCGCCGTGCTGTTTTCGCCAGAGGTCGCCGTTAATGAACCAATCTGCTCCGCCATGGCCGAGTCTTGATTGGCCAATGCCTGCAGCCGGTCATTGATGACAGCCGTGTTTTGCCCAACGGTGGAGTCCAGCGAACTCAGCTGCCGAGATAGCGCTTCGTCTGCCGTGGTCCGCGCTTGCGATTCAGCGGCGATCGCGGCTTTATTCTCGCCACTGGCCGCCCCTAGACCGGTAATTAACGAAGCCTGAGCACTGCCGCTATCCACCAGCGCCTGCAAACGTTGATTAACCTCGGCCTGATTACTGCCGACATCTGCGCTCAAATGGTCAAACCGTTGCGACAGCGCGCCGGTCTCGCTGGCCCTGGTGGTGATCTCCTGCTGCAACTGCGCAGACACGTCGCCAAAGTTCGCATCCAACTGCATGATCTGCTGGGCCTGCGCCTGCTGCCGATCGGCGAAAACGGTTTGCGCCGTGGTTAACCGGGCGCTACTCTCGTCCAGACGTTGAACATCGTTATCCTGTTTAAGCGCCTGTTCGATATTCGCCTTGGCCGTGGCCTCCAAAGCCTGTTGCAAGCTGGCCGTGCTGCTTTCGGCTTCGGTTTGCGCGATGCCAAGGCGGGTGATGGCCGCCGTGTTTTCCTGGCTGGTGGCCTGGATCACGTCAACCCGCTGGCTCAGCGCACCATCAGCATCGGCACGGGACTTCGCTTCTGCCTGGATAGCCGCAGTGTTGCTACCTGTGCTGGCTTGCAAACCGGAAATCTGCTGAGCCTGAGCCGAGTCTGTCGCCGCCAGTGTTTTCAGCTGTTGGGTTACGTCCGCACGGTTTTCGCTAAACTCAGAAGTCAGTCCGCTAAGCTGCAGGCCCTGCGTTTTCTGCTGATCGGCCAACGCTTCGGTTTTCTGCGTAACCTGCGAGTTAACTTTATCCTGTTCCGTCTTGTTGCTGCCGATTGCCTTGGCATTGGCGGAAACGTTGGACTCGACCTTAGCCAAAGCAGAATCGGCATCGGCCTGCGCCTGCTCCAGCTTGCTAATCAAGCCTTGCTGATTATCCGCCGTGGCTTTGACCGAGCTGATGTCCTTGGCCAACGCCCCATCAGCATCCATACGCGCCGCTTTCTCCTGCGCGATTTGCGCGGCGTTCCCTTCGGCCTTGGCAATCACCACGTCTAGCTTGCTGGCCAGTTGCTGGTCGCCGTCCTGCAATTGGGTGATCTGCGAAGCGACCTCGGCCATTGCCGCGTTGGTGCCGCCGGTAAGGGCATCAACCTTGGCTTGCAGTTCGGCATCCGCACGCGCCAAGCTGGCCCGGGTGCTGTCAATTTCCCCGCGAGCGTCCTTGATATCGTTATCCAGCGCCTCCTGGGCCAGGGAGAGTTTTTGGTGGTTATGTTCGATGGTCAGGCTGTTTTCGATGGCGGCTTTGCCCAGTTGCGTCAAATCCTGTTGTAGCACCTCAACAGCATGGTTCAGATCGGCATCGCGACCCGCCAGTTCGGCGTGAACCTTGTTCAGCGCCGCTTGCAGGGTAGCGACATCCCCTTGCAGCGCATCCCTGTTCGCCTCGATATCGGCCTGCGCCTGGGCGATCTTTTCAGCCAGATCCTGCACGTTCTGATCCGAAGGCAGGCTGTTGATCTTCTCCAACAGATCTTTGCCCAGTTCGGTCTCGGTAATGCTTTGTGCAATTTGCGCCAGCACCACGTCCGCGCTGTCCGAAGCCATCCCGCGCACAAACTCGCTCCAGTCGGACTGGTTGCCGGTTTTGTCGGTAAAGGCCGCACGGAAGTACAACACCTGCCCGGCACGCAGGCCCTGCATGTCATAGCGATGTTGCGGATAAGGCACATCGGCCAGTAAGCGTTCGTCGGCGAAATCAGCCCGACTGGCTACCATCAGGGTGGTTTTCAGGCCATCGGCAGAGTTCTGGCCAAAGCCCCAGGAAAGCTGGATACCAAACACCACATCCTTGGTTGCCGTCAACGACACAATCTTGGGCGGCACACCCGCTTTTCCTGCCAGATAGCTCGGCTCGGCATGACCCCACTGCGAGGAAACGCCCACCGCATTTACCGCCCGCACGCGCACGTCGTAGTTACCGGCATAAATGCCGTTAACATCAAACCCGAGCGAAGGCGTCGCGCCCACATTCACCCAGTTGCCGTTATCTTTGCGCCACTGGGCTTCATAGGTCACCGCGCCTGCGACGGCTCGCCACTGCACCCGCATTGAGGCAATGTTCATTCCCTGGTTGACGTAGTCGTAGCGCGAAAGGGTGATATTCGCCGGAGCAGGCATCGCTCCCGGTGGCGTAACGGTGATTGGCGGCGCATCCAGGCGGATGCCGTTATCGATAAAAGCGTATTTATCCGGATCGTGCTCAACGGCGTTAATGGCGAAGGTGCCGTCGTCGTTGGACTGAACCGACACCACGCGGAACTGCTGGATCGCCAGACTGTCGGAATCGATACTCCAGACTGCTTCAGCCTCCGGCTGCTGGCGGAATGGGGCAGTCAGCGTTACCGTAAGCTTGTCTGCCGCGATACTGGCGATGGTGCGAGCCTGCGCCGTGCCGTCTGGCAGATTGACGATCAGGCGATCGCCTTTGCCGAACGCCACTTCACGATCCAGCACCACTACGCGATCCTGCGCGGAATGGATACGCCCGCCGTTGGTCTTGCCTGCCAGCATCGCATCCGCAATGCCGATGATCCGGGCTGGTAGCGGAATATTGCCGTCCAAGCCGACGGTAAAGCTGACGGTACGATCCTTGGCGTTACTCAGGATCGCCCAGCGCCCACGGCGGTGAGCCTCGGTGCGCCGCGTACAACCGATAGCGGTGATTTCAGTCTGGTTAACGCCGTAGCGCTTCACCAGTTCGTTATCGTAAGCCGCTTCCACTGCGTCAGCATAATGGTTGGCCGGATCGCCCCACTTCACCAGCGCCGAGGTATAGCGATTCTTGTAAGAACCCGACGCATAGGCAAATTCGCCACCGATGACGTTGGCCCGCGAATAAACGAAATCCACATCGCGCGGCATATCCGCGTAGGCAAACAGCTGGTCGTTGCCCCAGTAGGTGATGCCGCGGAAGATGGCGGCGATATCCCGCAATACGGTGTAGGCATCCTGCTGCGACTGGATATACACGTCGCACAGGAAACGCGGCTCTTTACCGCCGCCCCCCAAACCATCATCAATCAGCTCATCGCAATACTGCGCGATGCTGTACAGCCCCCATTTGTCGATCTCGGCGGCGGTTACCCGGTTGCCTAAGCCGTAATTCTTGTCCAGCGCGATATCGTAAAATACCCAGGCCGGGTTGTTGCTCCAGGCCCATTTAAAGCTACCATCCCAATTGCCGCTATACGTCCGCGCCAGCGGATCGTAGTTGGCCGGTACGCGGATGATTTTACCCTTCGGCTTGAGCGTAATTTTCGGTACCGAACTGAACTGCTGGGCATCGAACTCGATAAACAGCAAGGCGGTGTTGGGATAGCGGAACTTGGCGTCCACGATCTCGGTGTAGGTCTGGATCTGGGTAGTGTTTACCAGCTTGCTGCTGGTGGAGTCTGGGGTGATGCGCTTGATGCGCAGCGTCCAGCTGGTGGTCGCTTTTGGCAGATTAATCCGGTGATCGCGCTCGTACAGGCTGGTGGTTTTGCCCTTTAGCGTACCGGTGACCACGGTTTTATAGGCCCCGCCGTCGGTGGAAAGCTCGATCAGATATTCCACCAGCGAACCGTTCATATCGCCGTTATCTTCCTGCTGGAACAGCGCCGGGAAGCCCATGCGTATGCGCAGCGCGTCGATATCGGTTCGGGTGAAGGTTTTAGTCCAGACGTTAGTGGTGGTCAGCTTAACGTTGACCGGCGTTTCAGACTCTACATCCGGCATGCCCTGGATGTAATCCTGAGTCTGGGTGCCGTTACGCACTTCCCACTTCAGGCCGGTAAAGTTTTCACTGCCGTCGGGGTTATGTACCGGGGTGCCGTCGAGCAGGATGCGGGTGCCGTCTAACTCACCGGCAATTTCACCTTCAGACAGCGCCAGCAGGATTTTGATTTTAGCGTTGGACTGCAGATCATCGGGGGCTTCAACCGGCGTATGCGCCGATCCACCACCACCCTTGCGCCCATGAATAGTTAACTTTGTCATATTGCGCCCATAAAAAAAGGCCGCGAATGCGACCTGTAGAAAAATGCCCTAAAAGGGCGTTATTGCTGATTTTCGGCGTAAATACCGGCAGAAATCACCGCGCCACCGATTTCCCGTTCGCCGTACAGCACTGGCACCGGGTAGCCCTGCGCCGTGGTGTTGACCGGTGAGCCAAAGGCATAGGAGGGTTTGTTTTCTACCGACTGGGAAGAGGACATACCGAAATCCGGCTGTGGCGTCATCAGTTGCATGACACCACCGAGTACCATCGTTGAACCCAGCAGGGTTAAGTTGGTAACAGCTGCCACGGCGGAGGCACTGAGTGTCGCTGTTGCTCCCGACGCGCCAAGTGCACCACTCCAAGCACTCAACGACCAACCTGCGGTATAGAATGCCCCGACCAACGCCGCCACGCCGATCACAATCTGAAACATCCCTCCATTTTTACTCCCCGCAATCACCGGCATAATGCGGATATCGGCGCTGCCTTTAGAGGTAGCAAACTCGGCCAGGCCAATATTCTGCGGGCCATTAAAGAAAGCAAACTGCACGCCGTCCTTATGGGCATTCATCATAAAGCTCTCAAATCCGGGCAAGGTGATACACAGCGCCCGCAGTGCTTCGCGAGTATCCGCCACCACCAGCCGATGGGTTTTGCCAAACTTTTTGCCCAGTTGGCCACCCAACCGGATCAGTCTTGTTGTTTGCATCATAGAAGCTCCTTCCTGCGGACTACGCGTACCGTCCGCTCCTGAAAATATCCGCTGTAGGGATAACGCTGGCTCAGTTGGCCGAACAGGTGATGCAGCATCATGCCGTCCCCCAGATAGATGCCCGCGTGGTTGGTAACCGGGGCTGAAACCTGCATCATGATCATGTCGCCCGCGCGCATCGGCCCCTGAAATTCCCGGAATCCTTCGGCGTACCAGTGATCGTCATACAGGCGGGTTTTGCCGTCGAGCCACCATTCATGCTCCACCGAGTAATCATTCAGCACGATGCCGTGTTCCTGGCGATAGTAATCCCGGATCAATGACCAGCAGTCGGCATGCCCCAACAACCAACTGCGCCCAACCAACGGCCGCTCACCACGTGGCACAACTTCGGTGTAATCTCCTTCCGGCCACGAGACGATGCCCCAGACAATGCCCGAGTGATCGCACTGCAGGCGATCCATCTCCGATGGGATCAATACGGGCACATCAGGGTGGCTGTGAATGATGCGAATGATCTCGCCTTGATCTTCCGCCTGCGCGTATTCCTGAGGGGAAATGACAAAGTTATCCAACACGTTTTCCGCCACATTGCGGCATGGCAAATAACGCGCCTTACGCCCGTTCTGCACCACAAAACCGCAGGACTCATTGGGATACTCCGTTGCGGCATGCTCACAAATGGCCTGCATGATTTCAGCCTGCATCATTACCTCCCCAACAGGTTGGAGCCTGGGAATCCGCCAAAGGCCAGGGGTTGCGCATCACCAAAGCGTTTTTTGCAGGAGGATACCCGGCCACCACAGACGTCCAACGCCGGATCGTCGATCGGTTTATCATCCTTATCAAAACAGGCTCCGCCGCTGTAATCGCAACCTCTGCCGCTGCGGTACCAACCCCGGATGCACCAGGTGCAAAGCCCGTGAATTTGCCGCGAGGGCAATTGCTGGCCTTGCAGATCGAACGGCGTACAGAGCTGGAACTCCACCACGCTATTGGTTTCGGTGCTTTTGCTGTCGATGTAGAAAACCTGTACCCGCTCCTGCGAAGCATCGGCAAGGGCGTTCCCTTCGGGGAAGTTGACCGCATCCAGGTATTTGGCAAAGGTGTCGTGTACCCGCACTTTCGCCTGCACCATGTCGTTGAAGGTCAGGCACAACGAAGACACCAGATTGCTGAGGTTGGCGACGCTAAGCCTGGGTGTTGGTTGTGAACCGTCGCTGGTTGCTGCCAGGCCGGTGATCTCGTAGGGATAGGCTTCATACTCGTTTCCCTGCCACCAGATCGATTTTGGTTTCAGCCGCTGGGCATCGGTGCCCGCCGCCGCGATCTCGGCCTGAGTGTGGGGAATATTGTGCGCATGAAAGCGCATGATGGCCGCGCCAAAGGCGGTGCCATCAATTTCAATCAGCTGGATCAGTTCCCCAGGCGCCAGCTTTTGCACTTCACTGTTAAATGACATGATTGCACCTATACGCCGAAGGCTTGTTCAAAGGCAAAACTCAACGCCTCCACATTGCGCGCAAGAGGTGTGACGGAGATTGAATCCGATTTGACGCGAAATAGCGCTTTCTTGCCGTTGGGCGGCGTCCAGAAAAAGGCTACGAGCACGTGTTGATTTAAAAAGGCCAGCATCGACTGGGTCACGGCCGGATGGCCGGTATAGGCCAACTGCCACTGCTGCACCGCCTGGTTCAGCCCATTGCTGCTGACCTGTTTATAGCCGTCGCCGAACTGCGCACTTCTGACGTTATGGACAAAGTTACCGCTAGGCGAGGCCTGGGTTTGCCATTGGAAAGTATCGATAAGCATAAAGACTCCGAGCAGTAATAACCGTCAGTCAGCAGGGCCAGAATTACCCCTCACCCTAACCCTCTCCCACAGGGAGAGGGGACAGTACGTGCCACAAACCAGCTACAGCGCTCATCCTCCTTATCACCCCGGTTACAGCTTAACTTCTGCACCAGAACAATGGAGAAGGGACTGTGCGAGCCATGAATTGGCTACAGCGCTTATCCTCCCTATCACCCCGGTTACAGCTTAACTTCTGCACCAGAACAACGGAGAGGGGACTGTACGTGCCACAAACCAGCTACAGCGCTCATCCTCCCTATCACCCTGTTAAAGATTAATTGCTGCACCTGAATACAACTCTGGAGCAGCTCCCTCTCCCTGTGGGAGAGGGTTGGGGTGAGGGGGAGATATGGAGCAATTAGTCAGGCCAGATGCCAGACTGCGGTTATTACTATTGATAATTGATAAAGAGATTCAGCGGGCCGCTGAAGCATTCCAGATCAGGCCGCCCGGCTTGAGCTCTTTGCCCAAACGTTCGGTGATCGCCTGATTAACGATGCCCTGCACCAACTTGCCCATGCCGCCACCTGCAGAGGAACTATTGGCCGCATTCGCCGAGCTGTCGTTGTTCATTACTACGGTACTGTTGACCGTAATGCCGCCCCGCTGCTCTGCCGCCAGGCCGTACATCGGGGCTTTGTTGCCGCCCACCAGACCACCCTCCGCATAGCCGCGCATCATGGCGTAGAGATTGCCCACGCCGATCCGCTGGGTGGCTTCTTTGGTCATCACGAACTCGCCACGGTGAACCACGCCCGCCTGATCGTATTTGCCGCCATCGCCGGTATAGCCACCGCTGGAATGTCCTGTTGCTGCAGCCGATGGGTTAATCCAACCCATTGCTTTTTGGATGACAAAAGCTACTAGCAGTTGGTTAATCACCTGGATAATCATTTTCAGGATTGAGGCGGTAAACTCCTGGAAGTTGGCTTTGCCAGTGGTCACCATGCTGGTAAGCATGTCTGATAAACCGCTAAAGGTAGCTTGGCCGATGTTCGCCATTGAGTCGTACACATTGGTCGCGGAGTCCAGATACTCACTCCAGCCTTTTTGTGCTCCTAGCAGCCAATCCCCGCGTTTTTTATCATCATCAACATAGAATTGATCCTGAGTATCTCTAGCTATATTATATTTCTCTGCACCAGGTCCTGTGGCTTTATCGTCAATACCAAATTTGCCGCCCCCCTCAATGAAAGCATTTTTCAGCTGATTGCGCTCATCAAAGCGAGACTGATCCCGATTACTTAGCCCATACTTCTCCAACTCTTGTACCGAACGGTTTTTCACCGTTCTGGCGTACTGAGCCATATTAAGCTCTAATTCCAAGCCTTGACGTTTTTCCTGATTAAACTTTTCCTGCTGCTCAGTTTCAAGGATTGCCGTTCTTAACGCCTCTTTACCCTTGAGAATGGATTGTTCCTGCAATGACAGACGGTTTACCCCACGAAGATGATTTATTTCCCTATCCAGCATCGCTAGACGTTTCCCTCCTTCGGTAAGGCTGACAAGCTTATTATCCTGGATCTTGAGCGCATGATTTTCATCATTCAATAAAGCCAACCGCTCTTGCTCTTGTTTGAGTATGCTCGAGGGCTGTTCGTCATAATACCGAGGAGAACTTACAGCTACTGGCGGTTTATTATCAGCATTGATCTGGCCAACTGCTTTTTTACGATCTTCATCACTCCAATCTTTCGGGGCTTTTGCGACCATCTGCCAAAGCTCAGTTAAGGCGATGTTACGTTTTTGTTGCCATGACTGATTTTTGGATAATATATCATTTTGATATTTTAGTGACGCCGTTCTGGCTTCATCAGCTTGCGTTGCATTATTAGTTGATGTCGTAACAACACCATTCAAATCTATAACTTTCTGTATTAATGCTATTTGCGATTTTAAATCATTGATTCTAGCAAGTTGGTTATATCTCTGTTGCTCATAATCATCTCCACCTAACCCTTCCCCAATCCTGCTGGTATAACTATATGAGACCGGTTTTTCTCGCTCAGGTAAAAGTGCCTTTTGTCGATTATCAAGCTCACTCTGTAATTTCGCAAGATTATTTTCCATTGATATTGGCCGCCCAACATCTAATAGCGAATCCCACATGGATTTTGTAGCATCACGTACAGATTTAGCCATCCGCTCTATCAGACCGAGGTTATCTAAAGCCCGTTTACTACGTTTTTGCTCTGCCTCACCATATGCTTTTGCCGCCGCCTCACCTGCAGCCTCTTTATAACCTCGTTTCTCTAATGACGAAATATATTCATACTGAGAGGAAGATAAATAATGCAGTTGTTTATTCAAAGCCTCAGAGCTTTTAGTTGGGCTATCATAAAGTCTCTGGAAGTTACTTATGGTCGCATCAACAGATTGGCCAGTTGCTTCCTGCATTGCAGCTGCAGTCTTAGCTACCGTTTCTAGTTGGCTTGCGTTGAATGAACCTGAACCAACTACCTGAGCAAGTATACCTGCAGCAGTATGCTGTGTAATTCCATCACCCGAGATGGCTTTTGCCATTTCTTGTAACTGGGAAGATGATTTACCTGCGTAGTTGCCGGTAAGAATTAACTGTTTGTTAAACTCTTCGGCCTCTTTGGCACCTTGGTAATATGCAGTACCCAGTAATGCTGTAGTGCCCACAGCTACAGCAATCAGAGGTCCCATCCTTCCTAATGGAGCAAGTAATTTCTGCACCTGATCATAGGTATCTACTAGCTGTGAACCCTGGTCCAAAGCCTCTTTCCAACCAAAATCTCCAGAGGTAGAGCCAGAAATGGAAGCTGTATTCGAAGCTTGTCCCTGCATCCCTTCCAGCGCTTGCCGGTATTCTTCTATTGCTGCAGTGCTTCTTCTCAAGTTAACGATAAATGCATTGGTACTATCTCCTAGCTGAGACAGTTGTCTACCAATATTGCTATAACGGCTGATCTCCTGCATTCCACTGCGTAACGTACGATTCAACATTTCGAATCGTCCCGTTGCCACAGAAATGTTGCTTTGCAAATCAACCAGATCTCTATTAGCTCGCTGCAAATCACTGGCATTAACACGCAGCGTCATAGTTGTAATATCTGCCATGCCTTACTCCTGGCTATAACAATAAAGCCAGCTCAAGGCTGGCATCATCGCAGACGATTATTTTTGGTGGATCACCTTAAGCGCTGCGGTTTCCATAATTCGGATGTCATTTAACACGCTTGCTTCATCCTCCACGGCATAAACCCGCATTAGCCAGGGAAGGCAATTGTAATCTAACCCCGTAATACCTCCCATACCGGTACGCCATTGGGTTGCCATCGCTTGAAAAAGTTGGAATGCAGGCTGCATATCCGGCCAAACGTCGAGAACGGTTGTTTCATAGTCATCGGGAGATAGACCAAATGCAGCCAGTTCTTCACGGGGCGTTTCCGGCGAATAGAAGGCTTCAGCAAGCGCGATTAGTTTTTTTCTCGTACCGCCATCAACTCTTTGGTATAAGCCGTAGCGATAGCATCAAAAGCACGTGGGTAGTTATCCAGCAAAGTGATTAGACTTTCCTGATTCAACTCATCGGGTAAAGTCCAAGTGGCGCAGATCTCACGTAAGAAGTCAGCCATCGGTAGATTGCTATAGTTGCCAGAGCTCAACTGTTCTTCGCTGGCCTCACGAAGCGCTCTCTCCAGTTTTTCCAATTCACTGCGCTTTTTGTGTTTGAAAGTAAACGTCAATACCCCATCACTATCACCTGCGCGAGGAATGCTGACGTCGACTTTAAAGGTTGGATTCGGTGTCAGGTTAAATTCGGTCATGATTATCTCTCTATCGTTAAATAATTCGGCAAAAAAATCGAGCCCGAAAAAATCGGGCTCGTTGATGAACTGATTAAGCAGTCACTTTATAGAACGTCATATCGCAAGACTGCACCGCCAGCGCCACCTGCACGGTTTCAACCTGGTTCACCGCGGTGGTAGGTTGTGGATCAAAAGCCGGTACCGCAGACCAGTAGCGCAGCTCCTTGGCTTTTGGCACGTGCATGTAGAACGCCAGCGTCATGCCATTGCGATCGGCATCCTGCAGCAGGCTGTAGATCGGCTGGGAAGCATCGTGCGCAAAGGTAAAGGTCTGCGTTTTGGCCGCCTTAAAGGTGGCCAGGTTACGCTGACGATCGTCTTCCAGGAACTGCACCTGCACGTATTGCTGATCGCCGCCAGACTGCGCTACCTCGGTGATCTGAGGAATTTGCGTCCAGCTGGAGATCTTCTGCAAGGAGCCTTTGCCGCCACCCGCCGGGAAGAAACTCACGTCGGTAGTATTGATGGCACCGATGGTAATGCTGGTATCCAGCGAGGCGGTGATCTTGGCCACCAGGCTGTCGATCAGGCCCCAGCCGGAGCGTACCATTACGATGTCACCCACTTTCAGGGTGTGGCCGGTGGCCACGGTAAATACGGCACCGTTAGCATTGCTGACTGCGGTGGTTACTACGCCCGGTGCTGTTGCTGCGCCAGCGAATACGGTGGCGCCATTTGGTAATGCAAAACCCATGGTAATTCTCCAATTTCAGATATAAAAAAACCGCCGGATGGCGGTATGGTTTACTTGCTGGAAAGTATTCCCCAGCGATATTGACTACACTATTGTGGCATTAATACCCAGCCCAATAACCGATGGTAACGGGGAGAGTATATAATTCATCTTTGGTAATCGCTGGCAGGATATTGCCGCCAGCATTGACATAACAGTTAAAAGCATCGTCCGCCAGCACCAATCCCCTGGGGAATATTGAGATAATCTCCTCCGCCAGTTGATAGCCAGTTTTCGCGCCGGTTCCTTTCTTCATGACAATATTAACCTGGTAATTCCCGCTATAGGTCTGCACCTCTTGGGAAATACCTAACGCCACCGCAGGCTCTGGAGCAATAAACGGTTCCAGATGAAGATCGTCATCCGCCGTAAACGTCACGTTAGCCAAGGTGTATTTAATATTATTCTCTTCAGCCCAGGCCGTTAACCTGGACTCAAACAAATCATTAATACGCAAGGTGCTCATAGCCCCTCCAGATTTCACCGCACTTGGTAAGAGTATATTGCCTTGGGTTAAACCAGTAATAACACTCTAACTGATAATTTTCGTAGCGAGAAGCCTATTTCTTAAAAATATTTTTATCAACTGCGAAACTCAATAACCACGCTATCAATTTACTAGATAAAACTCGTAGCGAATAGATTTTTATTAAATTATTTTTCGCCATTATTTTTAAATAACAAAACCACCCCGCATTGCGGGGTAGTAATTACTTCAGTTTTAAAAGCCGTTATTTTTTATTATCGGTAATAGTTTATCTATCCATTTCCAAACGAATATTCTGACTCACCAGACAACCCTCGATAAAACTTTCTGCCACCTGCATCTGCTGCCTTACCCGGCCTTCCGAACATTTCCAGCCGCGAGCAATGGCGGACTTCGATTGCCCGTAAACGTAGTAACGCAAGATCAGTTCCAACTCCTCCGGCTGACGTAGGGCCTGCAGGTGAGCAACGGCGCGATCCACCACCAAGCCGTCCTCGTCACAGCAAGAGGCCTGCTGTTTGCTACTGCCCGGCAGCAACCCTTTAAAACCGGCGGCGATATGCGAATATCCCAGAGAAGAACTTTCCCGTGCCCACACGCCCCAGCGCCCCAAAACCTGTTGAATGTCCCGCAT